GAATCGTATAACGAATCCTCAATCTTTGATAATGATTATGGATCAATTGTAGATTCAGCAATAATTATTGATGATGGATTTATATTAGATATTGATCCTGGTGAAATTACATATGGATTGATAGATGTAGTTGATGGTGGCAATATTCCATACGGTACTTCACAATTCTTTGGTGCTGCATCTGATATTCGATATATTCCAGATTACGAGGGATCTGGATTCATCAACACTTCTGGATCAGCGGATATCAAATTCACTTCTGGTGCTGGAGAATCTACAATCCTATTTGCAATTAGTGGATCTGCAACAACCAGAGAAATCAATGTATACAAAGCAACTGGAGTTGGTAATGTAATTATTTCTGGAATCGCTCCAACAAGACTTGTATCGGTATACACGTATGTTGGCGCTGGAGTTAGCAACTTCTCTGGTAGCGCAAGTTACAAAGAAATTGATGTATTCGTCGGATCTGGATCAATTAATATTAATGGCGGAAATATTTACAGTGAAGTAAACGCATTTAATGGATCTGGGCAAATCAGTCTATCTGGTGCTGGTACTGATTCCGAATCCGAAGTATTTACTGGATCTGGATTTATTAGTGTTGTATCTGGTGCTGCTGAAGTATTTGGCGCTAATCCACCAGAAAATACACAACTCTTTAGTGTCACTGGAGTCGGATCTTACAGAGAAACAGCAGTTGAGATTGGATCTGGTGATGCAATTATTTCTGGAATCGCTTCAACAAAACTTAAATCAGTATACCCGTATGTTGGCACTGGAGTTAGCAACTTCTTCGGTAATGCATCTACTGCAGAAATTGCCACCTATACATTCGTCGGATCTGGATTTATTAGTGTTGTATCTGGTGCTGCCGAAGTATTTGGTGCTAATCCACCAGAGAATACACAACTCTTCAACATAACTGGTGCTGCCTCTTATATTGAAGTAGATGCATTTACTGGATCTGGATTCTCTGTTGTCATTGGCAATGGTCTATACAGTGAGACAGATGCATTTGTCGGATCTGGTCAAATCAATCTATTTGGTGCTGCTGTTGAAGTATTTGCAGCAAATCCACCAGAGAATACACAACTCTTCGACATAACTGGTGCTGCCTCTTATGTTGAAGTAGATGCATTTACTGGATCTGGCAATATCATTACAACAGGCGTCGGTAATTACAGAGAATCTAATGTAGAGATTGGATCTGGAAATATTACCATTGCGGGTAATTGTGTAGAAATCTTTATTGCTAACCCACTAGAGAATACACAACTCTTCAACGTATCTGGTGCTGCCTCTTATGTTGAAGTAGATGCATTTGTTGGATCTGGATCAATTGGTGTTGTATCTGGTGCTGCTGAAGTATTTGGCGCTAATCCACCAGAGAATACACAACTATTCAGTATTGCTGGAGTCGGATCTTACAGAGAAACAGCAGTTGAGATTGGATCTGGATCGCTTACATTTGCCGAAACTGGAGCAGAAGTATTTGGTGCTAACCCACCAGAGAGTACACAACTCTTTAGTGTCACTGGTGTTGCTTCTTATGTTGAAGTAGATGCATTTGTTGGATCTGGATCAATTGTATCATTTGATAATGGTCTATACAGTGAGACAGATGCATTTGTCGGATCTGGTCAAGTTACAATTTCTGGCAATCTTAATGAATCCGAAACAGAGGTATATACTGGATCTGGTCAAACTGTATTCACTGGAGCAGCATCTACTGCAGAATATGCAGTTTACACTGCTGCAACATCTGGCACTATTAATCTTTCGGGTGCTGCAGATAGCAAAGAAATTAATGTATTCGTCGGATCTGGATTTATTAGTGTTGTATCTGGTGCTGCCGAAGTATTTGGTGCTAATCCACCAGAGAATACACAACTCTTTAGTGTCACTGGAGTCGGATCTTACAGAGAAACAGCAGTTGAAGTTGGATCTGGTCAAATCAATCTATTTGGTGCTGCTGCTGATTCCGAATCCGAAGTATTTACTGGATCTGGATTTATTAGTGTCGTATCTGGTGCTGCTGAAGTATTTGGCGCTAATCCACAAGAGAATACTCAACTCTTTAGTGTCACTGGATCTGCATCTACTGCAGAATATGCAGTTTACACTGCTGCAACATCTGGCACTATTAATCTTTCGGGTGCTGCAGATAGCAAAGAAATTAATGTATTCGTCGGATCTGGAAACATTAATGTTTCTGGTTTCGCAACTATTAGAGTTAAACTCGATATCAAATATATCGCATTAGGCACGTTTACTGCATTTGGCGATGGTGTTTATAGTGAAACAAATACAGAAGTTGGATCTGGTCAAACTGTATTCACTGGAGCAGCATCTACTGCAGAATATGCAGTTTACACTGCTGCAACATCTGGTACTATTAATCTTTCTGGTGCTGCAGATAGCAAAGAAATTGCAACATATCAAGACTTTATCACCTCTGGAGAAATCACTTTCTCCGATACTGCAATTCAAAAGTTTGCACCAAATTACACAGGATCTGGATCTATTGCTTCCTTACTTGGAGCTGCAGAATCCTTTGGTGCTAACCCACCAGAAAATATTCAACTCTTCGAACTATCTGGAGCAGCAGCAACCAGAGAAATTAGTATACAGCAATACATTTCAGTTGGTCCTCAGTTTGTATACAGTGGTGCTGCAAGCAATCTCAAGAGATCACATGTATACACAGAGTTTATTGGTGCAATTCGTTATACCAATCTATCTAATTCTCTTGTTAAGCATACAGAATCTTATGCTGGATCTGGTATTATTTCAGCAATTTCTGGAGCAGCGGAAGTATTCGGCGCCAATCCACCAGAAAATACACAACTATTTACTGCTACTGGATCTGCATCTACCAGAGAAACAAACCTATATCGCTCAACTGGATCTGGCACAGAGTCCTTAACAGGAATTGCTTCAGTAAATCTATCAAAATCAGAAGTTGGATTTGCAACACCTATTGTCATTACTGGTGGATTCAATATTATTATTCGTCTCAGAATATTTGGATCGGGTGTTATCTCTGCTCTATCTGGTGCTGCGGAAGTATATGGTCCAAATCCACCAGAGAATACACAACTCTTCAGAGTTTCTGGATCTGCCACAACACAAGAAACAAATACTTATGTTTCTGTTGGATCTGGGCAGACTTCAATTATTGGAAATATCAGAGAAAGAAAAGCAATATCTTATATTGGTATTGGATCAATTCGCACTTTCTCTGGATCAGCAGAAGTATTCGGTGCCAATCCACCAGAAAATACACAACTATTTACTGCTACTGGATCTGCAACAACCAGAGAAATCAATGTATACGAAGCAACTGGAGTTGCTACACTCAGATCTTCTGGTCAAGCATCAACAATTCGCACTCGCACAATTATTGCTAGCGGCAGTGCAACTATTACTGGTAAGCAAACATCAACGGCAGAATTCAGACATATTGGATCTGGATCACTATTTACCACAAATGGTGTTGCCGAAGTATTTGGCGCAAACCCAATCGAGCAAACTCTACTGTATCAATTCAGTGGATCTGCAAGAAATACTCATACCGAAAAGTATTCTGGATTTGGAAAAGTTTCCACTGCAGGAAGCGCATTCAATATTCACTCAGAATCATATGTTGGCAGTGGTATTGTTTCTACTGTATCTGGTGGAGCAGAAGTATTCGGTGCCAACCCACCAGAAAATACACAACTCTTTAGTGTCACTGGATCTGCTATTACTAGCAAATCCCAGCAGCAATCTTATGGCGGTGTTACAAACATCGAAATTTCTGGTGAATCAAATGAAGTCAAATCCAATGTATTCAAAGGATTTGTTATTACTGGATTCAATGGTTATGCACAAGAGAAAAATACAGAATCTTATGTTGGCAGTGGAAATATTTCTGCTGTTGGTGGAAGTGCAATTTCAAAAGGATCCAACCCAGAAGAAAAAACAACTCTTTACAAGACTTCTGGATTTGCAAAAACCAAAGTTATTTCTTCGTTTATTGCTTCTGGCACATCTACTTCAAGCGGAAATGCCACAGAAAAGAATACCGAAAAATATATCGGATCTGGACAGATTACTATTTCTGGTACGACATCTGGACAGTATGGTATTGTTTCTCTATCCAACACAATTATCTTCAACATCAAAGGAGATTCTAAATCGAGAGTCAGATTTGCTCCTGTTTGTAACACAGTTACATACACATATGGATCAGAAAGTGCCGCTAGCGAAGTAAGATCTTTTGATCCACCATCCTTGTTTGTTGCTATCTTCTAAAAAATGTTTAATCATAAATACATATGAAATAGCATCTGTTATTTAGAGAGGCGTCATAATGACAAAACAAGTACAATTCCGTAGAGGCACTACAGCTCAACATAGTAGTTTTACTGGTGCTCTAGCGGAAATTACAGTAGATACTAATAAAAAAACAGCGATAGTTCATGATGGCACTCAAGTTGGTGGTTTTCCACTAGTAGGATCTTTTGGTGGTAGTTTTACTTTTACCACAGATTTAGATTTAATTCCAGCTGCCACAAAGACTCTATCACTAAGAGGTGGTAATGGAGCAACTGCAAGTTTAACATTTGATGCAAGCAATAATGCTCAATTTTTCCATGATTTAACAATTGGTAATGCAGATACTGATAATTTAACTCTAAATTCTCAGTTTGTCACAGGGACAAAAATAAAGACCGCAAAATCTAGCGGCAACACATTGGCAATTTCTGCTTATGATGTAGATGGCACTTCATACACAGATTTAATTACATTAACTGCCAGCAATACTCCAACCATTGCAATTACATCAACTGGTGTTGGTAGCATCAACAATATCAATATAGGATCTACTACAAGAGGCACTGGTGCATTTACAGCACTGGATGCAAATGGAAACGTCATTCTCGGTAGCGATACTGCTGATACTGTTACTATTAAGGGCATCACAACGATTGATGCTCCAGTTTCATTTTCTGGTGCCGCCAGTCACCTCACTTTAACTGGTGAGCTTCGTGGACCAGCAGAATTTATTATTGACCCAGCGGCAGTTGGTGATAATACTGGTGCCGTCAGAATTAAAGGTGATCTACTTGTAGATGGCACTACGACTACTATTAATTCAACTGTAACTACAATTGCAGATCCTACAATTGAATTAAGAAGAGGTAATTCGATTACCGCTGCAGATGGCGGCGTGCAAGTTAATTTAACCACTAATGGATCTGGAACTGTGACAGCATTCCAGAGACTTCAGTGGAATAATAGTAGCTCTCTTTGGGAAACTACTGATGGCACAACTGCAAAACCAATTGTTAATACAGTTGATGCTCAAACAATTGCTGGCAACAAAACTTTCTCAAATAACTTAACAGCAAGTGGAGCAAACGCAGCAATTCAGTTTTCCCCAACTGGCACTGGATCAGTAACAATTGCTCCAGCAACCGCTGGTAGTATCAACAACATGAGTATCGGTGCTACTACTAAAGCATCTGGTGCGTTTTCAACTTTAGCAGTAAAAGATACTTCAGCAAACTTTGATGTTGCTTTTGTGCCTAATTCTTCGACAGCATTAACTGCAAATAGAAATTTAACGTTTGATGTTGTTAATGCAGCAAGAACAATTAAACTTGCTGGCAATATTAATATTGCAAATAATCTCACAACTTCAGGTAATTTTGAATTAACATTAACATCTACCGCTGCAACCAACGCTACTTTACCTGCAGGTACAGTTACTTTAGTAGATCTTTCTTCAGCACAAGATTTATCGAATAAAACTTGTCCCTCACCAGTAGCATCTAATTCACTTGCAAATAAAGCATATGTTGATGCGATGATTACTGTGTTTGGTTTTTAACAATTATTCTAATATAAATATTCACAGAAAAAGAAACTTTTAGCAGGAAACAACAACATGGCAAGAGTAAGAATTTACAATTACACTTATGTTCCAGGAGCAGCTAATAACACTAAAGTTATTGTGCCTGGAAAAATTGATTTAACTAATATTTTAGTTATTACTAATGTTACCAGAAATGAAATCATTTATAATTTTTCAGATTCAGTCAGAGGAATTGTTTCTGCTGTTTACACCCCACCTGCCGAAGCAAACATAGGAACTTCCACTGTTCCTGGTATTCAACCATGGGACGGTTACACAACTCTTACTCTAAAGGTTGCTACTACTGGACACTCTGCAAGTGATAAGTTATCTATCTATACCGAAGAGATTTATTCAGCAGTAAGAATGCTTCCTGCTGAAACTTATGTTGATCCCGCTAATAAATTTAGAATCTCAACACCCCAGTCTCTAATCGATACTGACTTTGAATTAGGTCTTCAACCTACTAAATGGGAATTCCTTCAAGGACATAACAACCTTCCATCCTATTATATAAGACCTTCAGATTCTCCACTAACACCTATTTTAGGTGGTATGGGTTTTACATTACTTAACCAAAGCATCTCTGTGAGTGGTAACGTTGCAACAATTAGTGGTCTTTCTTTACCAGCAGCTCCTTCAGAAGGCAGTTTCGTTTATGTAGTTGAAGCCAATAATCTAGCCAACTTCACTAACGTAAGATTTTCTGTCCTTCCTAATGCAACAACTAGCCAAGTTCAATTCTTCTCCTCTGCTGCTAACGGTACTTACACTGGTGCATGTGTAGTATTTGGTGGTATAACTCCAACTCAAGGATCTTTTGGCGCTGGATCTTTTGTAGTTCTTGGTGTATCTAATGATATCAGTGCTATTGGTGCTAACTTAACAGCAAATAGCCCAATTAACATATCAGAATCTCTAAACGAAATTGCCGCTGATGGCACTTTCTTCCTATTAGGATCTAATACAGCTTCAAGATCTTTCTTCTACAAAGCAAAATCACTATTCACGGCGACAAATGATCTCGTTAAATTGGGAAGCACTACAGTATATTCAGGTCAAATATTCAATACTAACGTTATTGGATCTGCCTTAAGAATTTTTTCAGTAACTTCTACTTCTGCTTCTCCTAGAGAAATTACAGTTAACTGTTTACAGGGACATGGTTTATATCCTGGAGCTCCTATTTTCATTTCTAACTTACAAGCGGCAGGACTCAATGCTCAAGGTAGTTTTACTGTTGCTTCGTGTCCAACTGAGTTTACATTCACATATTATATCCCAGCTGCAACTAGTGCAGCCGCTGCTACAACTGCAAATACTAATGCTATCACTGTGGCTGGATCTAATGTGCTTAAATTTGCTTCAGCTCCAAACCCAGCCATCGGATCCAGAATTACTGGCACGAATATTCCTGAGGGATCGTTTGTTGTAGGCACGTTTAATAGTGGATTATTTGTAAGAATAAATCGACCTGTAACAACACAAGTTGCAAGCGCAACAACAATTTCATTCACGCCAGTTCTTTCGCAGGCATCTCCTGCTACACAAATCTTTGTAAGACCAGAAGGCACTCAACTACATAGATCGACTGACGGTGGCGTACAAATTTCTCCAGGAACAAATAATTTATTTGACTATGCTCTGCGACAAACAAGAAGATATTTCCGTTATCAGTCTGGTAAAGGTATTCAATTCTCAACTGCTTCTTTGTTTAAACCATCTTACGATATAGTTTCAATTTCTGTATCTGGTACAACTGCAACATTTACTACAGACCAAGATCATGGACTACAACCAGGATCAATAGTGTTTATCTCTGGTGTCGCATCTTCAGTTTCGTCAGAAAATGCTCTATTTAATAGAGCTCACGTTGTAGCTGGTACTCCAGCAATAACACCAAAAACGTTTACATTAACTCTAACAGCAACTCCTACAGATACTAATCCTGGTGGAGATGCTCAAGTTACCGTAGGACAATCTAGCGGATCGACTACAAGATTGGGTCTATTTGATGATACTAATGGTTTCTTCTGGGAATTTGATGGACAAGGATTCTTTGCTGTTAGAAGAAACAGCACTACCGTATTGAGAGGAAGTATTAATATATTGACTGGATCGTCTTTAATTACAGGAGTTAACACAAAGTTTACTAGACAACTTAATCAAGGAGATAAACTTGTTGTAAGAGGTCAAGTTTATATTGTGAAAGCTGTTACTAGTGATACATCTGTCCATGTTTCTCCATTCTATAGAGCAGCGACTCCATCAACTAACTTAGGTAATAACGGAGTTCCATACTCACAGATTACCACATATTCTGGTCAGGCAAATGGAGGCACCCAGATTGGATGGATCAATATGTCTGCTTCAACTACACTTGCAACAGTAACACCAACGGGTAGCGGTGGTGGTAATAATGTATATCAGTTTAACCTAAACAGTTCTGCGGGTGTTGTTGCTGGTCAACATGTTTCTGGATCAAACATTCCTGCAGGTACATTTGTATCTTCTGTAGTTGGTAACACTGTTACCATTACCAATGCAATGACAGGGGGCGCGACTGGAGCTTATACTTTCGGTGGAGTTCCTGGTGTTTCTGGAGCAGGAATTGCTCAACCAGTAAGCGTTCTTGCGCTTGCTAGTGGTCTTAATATTTCTCCTGGTATGACAATTGTTGGTACTGGTATTCCATCAAATACCACAGTTGTTTCGGTGACTGGTAACTCAATTTCGATAACTCCACCTATTACTAACGCAGTTGCTAACAGCACCGCTATTACTTTTGTGGGTAACTCACAAGCAACGTCTGCTTTATTAAGACTCAACGCAGTAACTGTTTCTTCTGGTGCAACTACAGTTCAATTCAGCTCAGCAAACCCTGGTTTAACTGATATCAGACCTGGATTACAACTTTCTGGATCAATGTCAGTTTCACCAGGTACAGTAATTACATCATGGAATCCTACAAATAACACTGCTACACTTAGTGCGCCACTTGGAGAGACAATTGGTTCTGGTAATACTCTTACCATTACTAATACGACAGCTGCGGGGGGCGTCATCACCTTGTCCGCCGCCCACGGTTTACAAATAGGACAACTAGTTCACCTTTCTGGTGCGTCAATTGGTGGTTTAGTTACCAATAGATATTATTATGTAACATCAACGCCTGCAGCGGGTACTCTTACCTTAAGTACCGTACCTGGAGGAACAAACGTTACTCTATCTACTGCCTCTGGTGGCAACATAACAGTACTACCTGCGCTTGCTGTTGGATCAAGAATTTCAGTTGCTAACGCTTCAAACGTTGCGTTTAATGATGTCCACCCAGTAGCGGTACAATCTAAAGAAATTAGAGTTGCTTGCACTAATACTACAACGTCATCAAACGTAGTAACTTGCTCATCAACTGCATCATTATTTGAAGGTATGCCAGTTACATTTACTGGCAGCACATTTGGTAACGTAACTGCCAATACTTTATTCTTTATTCGCGATATTATAAGTGCAACAACATTCACGCTGAATAGCACTCCAACATCTGGTGTTGTTGGTTTATCTACTGCTTCAGGAACAATGATTCTTCAATCAACTGCTCTTGGTTTTGCATTAGAGCAAACAATTACTGGTGGTACTTACCATACTTCAGCTATCACTAAAGTATTTGCAGAAGATGCTGCAGTTAGAGCAACTAAAGTAGTAGAAACAAGAGTAGCATCAACCAATTTCAATATTGATAGATTAGATGGCACTGGTCCTTCTAATTATACTATTGATACCAATAAAATTCAGATGGTTTACATCGATTATACTTGGTATGGTGCTGGATTCATTCGCTGGGGTATAAGAGCAAAAGATGGCGATATAATGTATTGCCATAAAATGCAACATAACAACACCGAAGTACAAGCATACTTAAGATCTGGTAACTTACCTGGACGTTTTGAAGTTGCAAATAATCCTAAAGAGACAAGATTAACAACTGCTATTACTACTTCTGGTTTTACTATAGCATCTCCAGGAAACATTGATGTAGCAAGTGCTGCTAACTTCTTCGTGCCAGTTGGCACGGTAACTAATGGCGAAGCATTGATTGATGGCGAGTTTTTTGCTTACACTGATGTCACTGCAAACGCATCTAATGCATCACCATGGTTTAATGGTGCATCTGCTCCAGTAGTAGCAACTGCAACTTGCACAGTTGTAGGTGGTAAAATTGCTACTGTAACAGTACCAGTTGGTCAACAAGGTGCTCAATATAGTAATGAGCCACCAATTATGGTAAAAGGTGGAGGTGGTTTTGGTGCTCAATTTAAAGCCGTTTTAAATAATGGTCAAATTGTAGAAGTTGAAATTATTAATCCTGGTTTTGGTTATACATCTGCTCCAACACTAGTAATTGGTCCAAACAGATTAACTGGATGCGTTAGAGAAGCATCATATGTAAGTGGTACATCTGGGATAACAAACGCCTCTACAACAGTTGGATCAAATGTTGTTACTCTAGCAGCTGCAGGAAACTCTAACTTTAAAGTTGGTCAAATTATCGTTCCGCCAATCACACAATTTAACTTCGTTACTCCTCTAAGAATTACTGGTATTAATAGTGCAAATCAATTTTTTGTTGATCAACCAGCAACAGTAACAGCAAATAACAACGTTACATTACCTGTAGCTAGAAGAGGATCAGCAGAAGCAAATCACACTGCATACACAATATCAACCGCAGCATCTACAGTATTCTGTGCAACTCAAAACTGCACACCTACTATGCAGCATTGGGGTGTTAGCGCCATAATGGATGGTAGATTTGACAGTGATAAATCATACGTCTTTACTACTCCAAGATCTACCGCTTCTGTTATTGCTCCCAACCAAACTGCTCCTATTCTTTCAATTCGTATCGCACCATCGGTAGAAGCTTCTATTGCTAGAAACTTTGGCATTAGAAACGTAATTAATAGAATGCAATTATTGTTAAACTCTCTAGGTATTTACAGCCAGGGTGCTTTCCTAATTTCAGTTCGTCTTAATGCTACCTCAACTTCGTTTACTCCAGCAAACTGGCAAGCACAGGCGGTTGGATCTGGATCACTATCTCAGGTAATTTATCATAACCCAGGTGATATAATTGTTGGTGGTGACGTTATCTTCGCTCTATATGCATCTGCTGCTGGAGGCACCAACTTTACCGTAACAGCAGCTGACCTATCTAGAGTTAAAGACCTTGGACACTCCATCATCGGTGGTGATGGCACATATCCTGATGGTCCTGATGTAATTACAATCACAGCACAGAATCTTTCTGCAAATCAATCAGGTGTGCTATTTGCTCGTCTCTCCTGGGAAGAAGCACAGGCATAATCCTTATAAATATAACTTCAGTATAAATACCTCTAGGAAACTAGGGGTATTTTTTTATGGCAAAACCATCTAGTAGAGCAGAATTAAAAGATTATTGCTTACGAAAATTAGGTGCGCCTGTTTTAGAGATTAACGTTGATGACGATCAAATTGAAGATGCTATCGATGATGCTTTTCAATATTTCAATGACCGTCATTTCGATGGAGTTGAAAGAGTCTTTTTAAAACACAAAATAACCGACGCAGACGTAACTAGATTTACAACAAGTAATGCTACGTCTACAACAGCAAGTGGATCCGATTGGGAAGAAAGAAGAAATTATATTGAAGTGCCCGATCATGTCATAGGAATTGAAAGAATGTTTTCTTTCGTATCTAGTAGTATTCGTGGAGATTTATTTGGTATTGAATATCAAATGTTTTTAAATGATTTATACGCTTTTGGATCACTTGATATTCTTAATTATTATATGACAAAATCATATCTAGAAACATTAGATATGGTTTTAAATACTGGTGCATTTATGCAAATTCGTTTTACTAAATCTCAAGGAAGATTATATATTGATTACGAAGCAAAAAATTTAACCAAAGACAGGTATATTATTATTGATTGTTATCGTCTTATAGATCCACTAGACTTTAATAAAGTTTATAACAATGAATTTATTAAAAGATATGTTACTGCATTAATTAAAAAACAATGGGGGCAAAATCTTATTAAATTTAATAATGTGCAACTTCCAGGAGGAGTGCAATTAAACGGGCGTCAATTATATGAAGATGCATTAAAAGAGATTGAAGATCTTGAAGATCGTATTAATATCGAATATCAATTGCCAGCAAACTTTATGATAGGTTGATATGAAAAATCTTTACTTTCCTCAATTTGGTGGCAACCAAACCGAGCAAAATTTGATACAAGATTTAGTAGATGAGCAGATCAAATTGTTTGGATCTGACTGTTACTACCTGCCAAGAAAACTTCTTTTACAAAGACCATTGAATGATGTTATCATGTCAAACTTTAAAGAAGCATTTATGGTTGAGATGATGCTAGTAAATGTAGAAGGATTTGGCGGTGCTGCATCACAAGCAATGACTAAGTTTGGTTTAAAAATTTCGGATGAAATTACGTTTATTATATCACGTAGAATTTGGAATACTGTAGTAACACCAGCGATTGATGAAGTATTGACAGTAAGACCAGCAGAAGGAGATTTAATTTATTATCCATTAACTACTAATTTATATGAAATTAAATACGTAGAAAGAGAAGAACCTTTCTATCAACTAGGAAATCTATATATGTTTACAATGACTTGCGAAATTGCAAATCCTGGAGACTTTAATATTGATACTGGCGTAGAAGAAGTTGACGATATCGAGCACACTACAAATTATGCATTCCCAATTCAAATGCAAACAGGTGGTCTAGGATCGTTCGACGTTGGAGAGACCATTACACAAACAATTATTGTTGCTGGAAAACCACCTAAGATTGTTAATGGCACAGTAGTACAATGGAATATCATTACTAGAAAACTTGTCGTTTCTAATGTAACTGGAGAGTTTACTCCAAACAATGTGGTAGTTGGAAATGAAAGTGGTGCTCAGTGGGTAATTAATACATTTGAAACTATTGATATCTCAATCGCAGATTATGACAATGCAGATAATAAATATTATGAAGACACTGGGGATACCATTCTTGATTTTAGTGAAGGCAATCCTTTTGGAGAATATGGAGATTTAGGAGATTCATTCTGATGTTAGGAAATTATTTTTATCACAGCATTATAAGAAAAACTGTGGTTGCATTTGGCACACTTTTTAATAATATTCAATTAACTAAAAAAGATCCAGATACTGGCGCAATAATTCGTCAGGAAAAGGTGCCTATTGCCTATGGACCTAAAGCAAAATTTTTAGCAAAAATTCAACAGGACCCTACTGTTGGAAAAGTTAATATTACTATGCCACGTTTGTCATTTGAAATGACAGATTTGTCATATGACTCTAGCAGAAAAACTTCTTTAATTTCAAAATATTTAAAGGAAACTACTAATCCTGATAGCTCTAAGGTGCAGTATATGCCTGTGCCTTATAATATAAATTTTGAGTTAGGGATTTTATCAAAGAGTCAAGATGATGCGTTACAAATTTTAGAGCAAATTTTGCCATATTTTCAACCAGCATTTACTGTAACAGTAAATATGATTCCAGAGATGGATGAAAAAAGAGATATTCCTATTGTATTAAATAACATCAATATGGAAGATAGTTATGAAGATGATTTAATGACTAGACGAGAGATTGTTTATAGTTTAATATTTACTGCAAAGACATATCTATACGGTCCTGTTATTAATGCTGAAGTTATTAAAAAAGCTATTGTTACAGAAACACTTGGCACTCCCGCACAACATAAGAGAAATCTTAAATTAACAGTTACACCAGAAGCAAAACAAGATTATAATAATGATGGTGTAATTAATGCAGCAGATAATCCATTTATTATGCCAGATGACGATTTTGGTTTCAATCAAGGAATTACATTACTATGAGTACGTTTGAAGATAACATGGAAGAAATTTTTAATATTGATCTTTCTGAAAAAACAGTTAAGATTGTTAAATCAGAAAAAGATATTGCCGAGGAAGCGGAAAGCGACTATGTGCATACAAGAAACAATTTATATGATCTTATAGAAAAAGGTCAAAAAGCAATAGAAGGTGCTTTAGATGTTGCACAAGAAAGCAATCATCCTAGAGCATATGAGGTTGCTGTCAATGCAATCAAACAAGTTGCTGATATGACAGATAAACTTATTGACCTACAAAAGAAAATGAAAGACTTAAATAAAGAAGATAAAAAAGCAAGTCCAAACACAGTAAACAATTCTATCTTTTTTGGATCAACTGCTGATCTTCAAAAGATGTTAAAACGCGGAAAAGCAGAGGAAGAATAAATAGAAATAAACGGTAAGAAACAATGAGATTAAAAATTCTTGGTATTGAAACAGCATTACCCACTACTGCTAATACAGCTACTACTGTTGGAGGAGCAACTGAATTGCGTTTAATACACGATGCTCAAAGCAATGCTACTCATTTAGTTACCATCCTCAACAACGCATCACCCGCAGTAGCAGTAGGATCATTTAGTATAACACCTGGGACAAGTTTAGTAATTAGAAAAGATACTAGTTTTAAAGTATATGCATCAAATGCTGAGGTAAAAGTAGTAGCAGTTTCATATCAATCATGAAAACTTTTACTGAGTTACAAGAGCAGCTAAAAGCATACGAAACTTCTTTAGAAGAGGGGGCTGCTTGGACTAAAAAATCGGGTAAAAATTCCGAAGGTGGTTTAAATGAAAAGGGAAGAAAATCTTACGAGCGTGAGAATCCTGGAAGCGACCTTAAGGCACCTTCAAAAAAGGTTGGAA